TAGAGGACCAGATGTAGATAATGTTCAGTTATCTATTACAACTGCTGGTGTTCAATCAACAACATTTACATCTTGCCAAGAATTAGGAACTTGTACAGACGCAGGTAATGATATTGCAGACGCAGTTAATTTAACAACAGATGATGGTGTGGATTTATTCCAAGATTTAGATACAAAAGTTGATGACGCAATTAAAAATTTTGAACAGATTGAAGTTGTATCTATTGATACTACAATGCTTATAGAAGATGACCTTGGTAAAATAGAAGAAGTCAAATTTGAAGAGTTTGTAGAAATGCAATTTACAGATTTCATAGAAACTAATAATCTAGTAGAAGATTTTAAACAAGAATTAAGAGTTGAGAATATTACTGAACAGCAATTTTTTGAAGAGTTGGGTGATAGTATGATGAAAGAATTGGGTGGTGATATGATGAATGAAATTGCTAGTTTAAATGAACCAGAAATTATGATGGAAGAACCAGATATGGAAGAATTTAAAGAAGAAGAAACAATGAAAAATAACTTTGAGGAGGTGGAAAATAAAAGAGAAGACATAATAGAAGCAAAACCAACGGAAGAATCTAATATAAGAGAGGAATCGAATGCTACTAATGAAGAGCTTACAAATGAAACCATTAAGACAGAGGAAACTTTATCAACAGATGAAAAGACAACAGAGCCGGAAGGACAAGAGAGTGATGTTGTATCAAATGAATCAGAATTGGTTGAAGATAAGGAAACAGAAAGACAAGAGGAGAAGGAGAATAATAGCGAGGTTGTGGAAGATGAAACAGACGTATCTGTCGAGGACAGGAAGATTACCACTACCGACGCTGACAACATAAGTAAAAAGGTTGCAAAAATAATTGCTAAAATAAACTCTAAATTAAAAAGAGTTGACCAAAAACTACAAGCAACTTCTCTAGTGTTATCAGCAGGACTATCTTCAAACGCACCAGATTTAACAGTATATAAAAGTAAAAGATTAAATGGTGGAAACATTCCAGATGGTAACCTAGAGTTATTTGAAAAACTAAATATATTAGAACAGCAACAAATATACAAAGAGGCTAGTTTAAATGCCTACACCAGTAATGACCCAATTGCTGTACAACAAAATGCTCTAGCTAGGGTGTCAACTCGAATAAATACTTTACAAGCAGAAATAGCTGCTTTGAAATCAATACAATAAAGGAATAAAAATGAAGAATGGAATAGTAGATAAACTCTCTACATATGCAGCCTTAATAGGTGTTATTGCTACCATAGGTGGTGGTTTTTATGCGTGGGGAGAATTCAATACTAGATTATCAGCAATTGAGGGTTCAAACGTTGATGTATCAGGTATTACAGTAAATACAGCTGAAATTGCTAAATCAAATGAGAGAATATCTTTGTTAGAAAAGTCTGATTCGGAGGCGCCAGACGTGTCTGGAATTAAGAAGAACGAGACTAGCGTAGCAGTATTAGAAAAAGAAGTAGAAGTATTAAAATTACAAATACAAGAACTTAAATTAAAAGCACAGAATCCGTTAGCGAACTAATATGTCAGAGTCAACAAAAGAAATGCTAATAGATATCGCTGGATTGAAAAAAGATGTCGAGAATATGAGCTCAATCCACGGTAGAATAGATACAGCTATAGATAAACTTACAGACGTATCAACATCTATTAAGCAAATGTTGGCTGTACACGAAGAAAAAATCTCCAGACAAGAACAAATGGATGAAGTCATCTTTGATAAACTCAAAGAAAGAGCTGGTGAGATAGACGCTGTTCATAAAGACCTCTCAAAAGAAATACAACAAGTGGAAAAGCGATTATTAATTGAAATAAAGCAATTGAAGCTTGACATTGGTGGGAGAGTTGGTATACTAGAGAAGTACAGATGGTTAATAATGGGCGGTGCCGTTGTTATAGGGTGGTTTATAGCCTTAAACGGTCACGAAATCCTGGAGATGATGAAGTAGACCAACTGAAATAGATTGGTCAAAAAAACAGCGCTGGAAACCTCGGTGCTATTTTTTTCACTGGAAAGTTTTTTCCACCATTGACAAACACTTATTATTGTGTTATTCTCTATGACTAATCTAATTGAAAGTAAAAACGTATATAATGTCTAGTTATATTGATTTAAAGTATATTAACGAATTATCATCAAGATTAGGTCAATTTAAGAAGAAAGGTGATTACCTTTTCAACTTTCGTTGTCCTCATTGTGGTGATTCTAAAAAGAGTAAAACCAAAGCAAGAGCATATTTTTATCAAGTAAAAAATGATATGTTCTTTAAATGCCATAATTGTGGTGAAGGCCAAAATTTGGCTAATTTCCTGAAAGAAATTGACCCGAAAAAATATGAAGAATATTTACTAGATAGATATAAAGGCTCGGCACCCTCCACGCCAAAACCTAAAAAGTTTGATTTCAAACCTACGCAGTTTGCAGACATAGATTACTTTAGTAAATTAATTAAAATAAGCGAGTTGAAAGAATCACATCCTGCTTATAGATATGTTATTAACAGAAAAATACCAACTGAATATTTAAGTAAGTTGTATCTTTCTAATAAGTTTATGTCTTTTGTTAATGAGGTAAAACCAAATACTTTTCCTCATACGAAAGGCGAACATCCTAGGTTGATTATTCCGTTTTACGGTGTTGATGGCAAACCATTTGCTTTTCAAGGTCGTGCATTTGGCAATGAACAACCAAAATATCTCACAATAAAAATTGATGAGAACAAACAAAAAGTATTTGGTCTTGACAATGTAAATCTACAAGAAGATATTTACATAGTAGAAGGACCTATTGATAGTATGTTTGTTGACAATTGTTTGGCAGCTGGCGGCGCCGATTTAACGCTACGTGTACCTACTGAACAAGTCACATATATATTTGACAACGAACCAAGAAACAGAGAAATTATTAAGAGAATGTATGATGTTGTTGACAAAGGTTATAACATAGTAATATGGCCAAATGATATGCAACTGAAAGATGTAAATGACTTAATTATGTCAGGCTTGACAAAAAGTGAAGTTGCTGGTATTATAAGTAATAACACGTATTCCAAATTAAGTGCTTTGACAAAATTAACCGATTACAAGAAATGTTAGGAGAGAAATATGGTAGATAATAAGATGTTGCAGGTGAAGAAAAGAAATGGTAGAGGTTTAGAAGCTCTTAACATTGATAAGATACACGAAATGGTAGAATATGCTTGTGAAGATATTTCAGGTGTATCATCATCACAAGTAGAAATGAATAGTGGTCTACAATTCTATGACGGTATTACAACAGATGAAATTCAACAAATTCTTATTAAGTCTGCTTCAGATTTAATTTCACTAGACAATCCTAATTATCAATTTGTTGCCTCTAGGTTATTATTATATAGTTTGAGAAAACAAATCTTTCGTAAACTATGGGACCATCCACATATTTTTACACACACTAAAAAGGGTGTAGAGATTGGCGTTTATGATTCAGAAATATTAAATTGGTATAGCAAATCAGATTTTGATAGAATGGAAAATTGGATTAATCACGAAAGAGATTATGATTTTACATATGCTGGTTTAAGACAAGTAATAGACAAATATTTGGTGCAAGATAGAAGTACAGGTGAAGTGTTTGAAACACCTCAATTTATGTATATGCTTATTGCAGCCACATTATTTGCAAAATATCCAAAAAACACAAGATTAAGTTATGTAAGGAAGTATTATGAAGCTATTTCAAAATTTAAAATCAACATTCCTACGCCTGTTATGGCCGGCGTTAGAACACCTATTCGCCAGTACGCTAGTTGTGTTTTGGTTGATGTTGATGACACTCTACCTAGTATTTTCTCTAGTGATATGGCTATTGGCAACTACGTTGCACAAAGGGCTGGAATTGGTATTAACGCTGGGAGAATCAGAGGCATTAACGCCAGAATTAGAGGCGGTGAAGTACAACACACAGGAGTTATACCATTCCTCAAAAAGTTTGAGTCAACGGTTAAGTGTTGCACTCAAAATGGTGTTAGAGGCGGTAGCGCAACGGTTCACTTCCCTATTTGGCACCAAGAAATAAAAGATATTATTGTTCTAAAGAACAACAAAGGTACCGAAGATAACAGAGTTAGAAAATTAGATTACTCTATTCAGATTTCAAAGTTATTTTATGAAAGGTTTATTAATGACGAAGAAATTACACTCTTCTCGCCACACGAAGTACCTGAGCTCTATCAGGCTTGGGGGTCAGAGACGTTTGATGACTTATACACCAAAGCCGAAAGAAAAACCAGTATTAAAAAAACAAAAGTAGGTGCTCAAGAATTATTTGGCGATATATTAAAAGAGAGAGCAGAGACAGGTCGTATTTACATTATGAATATTGACCATTGTAATACTCACTCTAGTTTCAAAGACAGAATTTATATGTCAAACTTATGTCAAGAGATTACATTACCAACAGACCCTATTAGTCATATTGATGGTGAGGGCGAGATTGCTTTATGTATTCTATCTGCTATCAATGTTGGTAAAATACAGTATGTTGAAGATTTAGAAAACTTATGTGATTTGGCTGTTAGAGCATTAGAAGAAATTATTGACCATCAACAATATCCTGTTAAGGCTGCCGAAGTATCTACAAAGGCAAGAAGAAGTTTAGGTATTGGTTATATTGGTCTTGCACACTATTTGGCAAAGAACAAAGTTTCATATGAAAGTAAAGAAGCTTGGAAAGAAGTAGATATACTTACTGAAGCATTCCAATATTATCTATTGAAAGCAAGTAATGACATTGCAAAAGAAAAAGGTGCTTGTGAATACTTTAATAGAACAAAATACTCTGATGGTATATTACCAATAGACACCTACAAAAAAGAAGTAGATGAAATTGTAAATCGTAAACTATCTATGAAATGGGATAAATTAAGAAAAGATATTAAAGAATTTGGATTGAGACATAGTACATTATCAGCACAAATGCCAAGTGAGTCATCTAGTGTTGTTTCAAATGCGACAAATGGTATCGAACCACCTAGAGACTATTTAAGTATTAAAAAGTCTAAAAAAGGTACATTAAAACAAATTGTACCTGATTATCCTAGATTAAAGAACTTTTATACTCTATTATGGGATATGAAAGGGAATGAAGGATATATAAATATCGTTGCAGTAATGCAAAAGTATTTTGACCAGGCAATTAGTGGAAACTGGTCATATAATCCCGAACATTATGACGAGGGTCAAGTGCCAATATCAATAATGGCTCAAGACCTGTTAACAACCTATAAATTAGGTTGGAAAACCTCTTATTATCAAAACACTTATGATAGTAAAAAAGATGAAGACGAACCTACACATCCAGTAGGTTGGAAAGACGAAGTAAAGGAAACAGAACCAACTACACTAGCAGTCGAAGAAGATTGCGATAGTTGTACAATTTAGGGACTTAAAAATGGCGAGAAGTGTATTTAACACAAATAAAAATATTGATTTCACAAAACAACCTATGTTTTTTGGTGAAGATTTGCAGGTACAACAATATAGTGATATGAAATATCCTATTTTTGATAAACTGAATCAACAACAAATGGGTTATTTTTGGAGACCAGAAGAAGTATCTTTACAAAAAGATAGAAATGATTATGCAGAATTAAATGAACAACAAAAGTTTATTTTTACATCTAATCTAAAATACCAAACTATGTTAGATAGTGTACAAGGTAGAGGTCCGTGCCTTGCATTTTTACCGTTTGTTTCTTTACCAGAAATTGAAGGTTGTATTGTGACTTGGGATTTCATTGAGACAATTCATAGTAGAAGTTATACATACATTATTAAAAATCTATACTCAAATCCAAATGAAGTATTTGATACAATTATTGGTGATGAAAAGATTGAACGAAGAGCAAAAACTATTACAGAGACTTATGATGACCTAATTGATACAGGTTATAAATGGCATTTAGATAAGAAGAGTGTTGACGAATACGAAATCAAAAAGAAATTATGGAAAGCATTGGTAACAGTTAACATACTAGAGGGTTTAAGATTCTATGTATCATTTGCTTGTTCATTTGCATTTGGTGAATTAAAACTACTTGAAGGTAGTGCTAAGATTATTTCTTTTATTGCAAGAGACGAATCACAACACTTAGCAATGTCACAAAGAATTATCAATAATTACAGAGACCACGAAAATGACAAAGTGATGAATAAAGTAATTAGAGATAGTGAAAAAGAAGTTTATACTATGTATGATGAGGCTGTTCAGGAGGAAAAACGTTGGGCAACATATCTATTTTCCAAAGGAAGTATGATTGGTTTATCAGAAAAACTATTACACCAGTTTGTAGAGTATATGGCGAACCGAAGAATGAAAGCAATCGGCCTAGAACCGAGATACGAACAAAAAACAAATCCTTTACCTTGGGTAGAACATTGGTTAAACAGCCGTTCTACACAAAACGCACCACAAGAGACAGAGATTGAATCTTATGTTATTGGTGGTATTAAACAAGACGTTAAAAAGGACCAATTTAAAAAGTTTAAACTATAATGGCATTAGAAAAAGCACAAAAAGTCTGCTCAAATTGTGAGACTAAATATACCGTAGAATGGGACATAGAGGTTCAAGATTTAGAACCATTAACTTGTCCTTTTTGTGGATGGGAAGTTGAGGAATTTGATGAAGAAAATTATAGCAAAGCAGAGGACGATAGTTGGGATTGATTATAGTCTAACTAGTCCTGCTGTCTGTGTGAATAATGATGGTGCTTTAAACTTTTATTATTTGACAAACAAGAAAAAGTGGATTGGTAAACAAAGTGATAATATTATTGGTTATGAACATAAAGAATGGAAAGACCCTATTGAAAGATTTGGTTACATATCAGATTTCGTATTCAATATTCTTGCTACACTCGGAACTCCAAAAATATTTATTGAAGGCTACTCTTACGGTTCAAAAGGTCAAGGACTTTTTCAAATCGCTGAGAACTGTGGTATACTCAAATATAGAATACTTGAAAAAGGACTTACTTATGAAGCAGTTGTACCAAGTGTTGTTAAAAAAGGTGCTACAGGAAAAGGTAATGCTGATAAAGATATGATGTTAAATGAATTTATAAAACAAACTAAAATTGACTTAAAGAAGATATTTGATACAGATAAGGCAACCAATCCATTATCAGATATTGCAGATAGTTATTTTATACAAAAAGTAGGAAGCGAAAAGTGAAATTAATTAAAACTTGGTGGTTACCTGATTGGGACACACATTACGATAATCACATAGTAGACCACTATGGTAATTTTGAATATCAAAAAGAACAAAGAGACTATTCTTTATCATTTGTTAAGAAATTAGGTTTAGCATTAGACATTGGTGGCAATATTGGTTTTTGGTCTAAAGACTTATCAAAAAAGTTTGAAAAGGTAGTTGCATTTGAACCACATCCAGAAAACATAGAATGTTATAAAAGAAATATGGAAAGTTTTAATAACTGGACATTAGAAGAGATAGCATTATCAAACAAACACCAGAAAGACGCCGTACTATTTCAAAGTCCTGATGAAAGTGGTAACGTAAGTCTTCTAGCTCACGGTGTACAGTATGGAAACTCTCAAAGAACATTAAAAGAATCAGCATTAAAAAAGTTAACAACAGATGTTAGAGTATTAGATGATTACGTAGATAAGTTTGACCGAAATGTTGATTTTATCAAAGTAGATTGTCAAGAACACGAAAAAGAAATTGTACTAGGTGGTTTAGAATTGATGTCAAAGAATAACGCAGTTATAGTGTTAGAATTACCATTGAGAAACGATAAAGAAAAAGAATATGCAAAAGATGTTGAAAATATTATGGCTTCAATTAAATACTTTCGTAGAGGCAATTATAGGAAAGAAACAGTATTTACAAAATGATTGGTGTAGTCACAACTTTAAACAAAAAGCTATATAAACAATATGGTCATAAGTTTTTTGAAACTTATAACTGGCCATTTAACTTGATTGTATATAGTGAAGATATGTTAGATATACCACATACGAACTTTATACCTAAAAGTACGTTTGATGAGGTACCACAATGCGAAGAGTTTGTAAATAGAAACAAAGAAAGACCTGTTGCAGATACACCTGCTGGATATATTAATGATGGTGTTAGATTTTCTTATAAAGTATATGCTTATACAAATGAGATTATTACTAACGAAGACTATGATGGTTTAATTTGTATAGACGCTGATAGTGTATTTTATAAAACTATTGATGAAGAATGGGTAAAGAAACACATACACAATAATGATATGATGATGAGTTATCTAGGTAGAGGAAACCATTATAGTGAATGTGGTTTTTTATACTTCAATATGAAACATCCAGATGTAATAAAATATGCAGTTGAAATGCAGAATATGTACAATGAAGATTTAATATACAAAGAGAAAGAACAACACGATAGTTATATATGGGATTTAGTGAGAAAAAAATATGAAAAGAATGGTGTAAAGAATAAAGATATCGGTGATGGTAAAACAGGACACGTACAAGCAAGGTCTATATTAGGACCGGTGTATGACCACATAAAAGGTCCTAAAAGAAAAAAGTTAATGAAAAGTCCGGAGGCTAGAGTATGATTTATAATACATATGTACAAGAAGAAAAGAATATCAAAGAAGTACCTAAAGAGTTAATTGAAACTGCTGAAGTAATTGCAGAAAAACCTATTGATGGCAATTATGAAAAATATAGAGAAAAGTTTAGTTTTCATAAAGTATCAAATGAATTATCAGAATGGTTACAACACGAATTTAGAACTACATTATTACCAGAAAAAGGTAAGTATTATTATTGGTGTATGAAAGATATGCCTTTATTTACAGACGCTGTAAAAGAAGAAGTTTTTTTCTATGCAGTTGATTTTGATAACCAGTTTAGATTTTGGTCACAATGGTTTGAAAATGAAAGAGTTGAACAAACACGTATAGTAGAAGATAAAGAGGCTGAATTATGTAAGTTTAAATTTAAACCTGAACCTGGTAAATGGTACAGACTAAAGTTAGATGAAATACACGATTTAGAAACTAAAACTCCTGTATGTGGCATTATTTGTTATGATTAATGTTTTTATTGGTTATGATAGTAAAGAAAAGGTTGCTTTTAATGTACTTGCGTATAGTATATTAAAGAACAGCACTAGACCGGTATCAATCACACCGATTTATTTACCTAATATCAAAGACAACTTCACAAGAGAACGTAGTAATTTAGAATCAACTGAATTTAGTTTTAGTAGATTTATTGTACCACATCTAGCAAATTATAAAGGTTGGGCAGTTTTTATGGACTGTGACCAATTGATGACAGGTGATATTGCTGAACTATGGAGATTGCGTGATGAGAAGTATGCCTTACAGGTTTGTAAACACGACTATACACCAAGTACAGATAAAAAGTTTTTAGGTCAAATACAAACAAAGTATGAAAAAAAGAATTGGTCTAGTTTTATGTTAATGAATTGTGATAAGTGTACAGCTTTGTCGCCAGATTATGTTAACACAGCAACAGGTTTACAATTGCACCAGTTTAAGTGGTTAGAAAATGAAAAATTGATTGGCGATTTACCATTAGAATGGAACTGGTTAGCAGGTGAATATCAATATAAGAAAGATGTAAAAAATATACACTATACAGAGGGTGGACCTTGGTTTGAAGATTACAAAGATTGTGATTACTCAAAAGAATGGTTTGAATATTATAATGAAAGTTGTAAGTTGTAGTGATTGAAGGATTTTGTACAGGCTCTGGTGCTAAAGATAGATTTGTTGTTGCTTTCTCACAAATAGTACATAGAAACGGTAGAGAAAGAATACCACCATTTGAGGAGGGTTTTTGGCCTACGTTTAATTGGGAAAATTTTACAACTAATCCTATTGCAGTAGTTGGTACATTAAGAGGTTCAGAAAGAGTTATATGGCAATGTCAGAAAAGAACTCACGAATTTTATTATATGGACCACGCTTACTTTTACGCTACAAGAGATTATAGGCCAGGTCCTTATGGTCAATTATACAGAGTTGTAAAGAATCAATTACAACTCAATAAGTTAGTTGAGTTAACCAATCAGGACAAAAAGAGAATAGAAAAATATAAACCAATAACATTTAATAGTTGGAATTTTGGTACTTATATTCTAGTTTGTCCACCAACTAAAGCAGTATGTAGAATGTATCATACAACCGAAGAAAAGTGGTTAAGTGATACACTTGAAACATTAAAAAAATATACAGACAGAGAAATTAGAATTAGAAATAAAGGTGATAAAACATCTTTACAAGAACAATTAAAAAATTGTTGGGCAATGGTTACTATGCAATCAACAGCTGCCATTGAGGCAGTATTATCTGGTGTACCAGTATTTTGTGATGAAGTATCACAATCAAATGTTGTTGGTGAAAATGATTTATCTAAAATAGAAAGACCATATTATCCTGATAAAGAACTTATAGATAAATGGATAGATAGTTTATTGAGTTGTCAGTTTACACTAGAAGAAATAAAAAATGGTGTCGCATATGAGACAGTTAAGAGGTTACAATGATAGTTGGTTTTTGGGGTGCATTTAGAGAAGGAGATTTCTTTAATTTTCCTACACACAATGATTTTAAATTGGCAAAGTTTGAAGACCGTAAAGTCCTTGAACACGCAAACGCATATGTTACCACAGGTGTTAGAGGTGTTTTTAAAGACTATAAAGACCAATATGATTATATTGCACAAACTAAAAAACCTGTTATAGTATTTGAGGGTGCCACATTTAGAAGAAATATAAAAGTTGGTGACGATAACTACTATTATAGAATTGGTTTAAATGACTACACATATAATAATGGTATATTTAAGAATAAAAACTCGCCGTCTGATAGGTGGGATATGATACAGAAAGAACAAGATATAGAAATTAAACCTTGGAGAAGTGAGGGTAAGTATATACTACTATGTTTACAAAATCCTACTGATACAAGTTTGAATGACTTATATACAGCCGATATGCAAGATAAATTAATAGTACACACTAAAGCTAGAGGCACACAATGGAATTATATTAACTATCTATATATGGTAATGAAAAAGATTTCTTCTTTAACTAACGAACCTATTGTAGTAAGATTTCATCCTAGATTTTTAGAAAAATATGGTAATATATCACCAGATGGTGGTCAAAAGGGTGGTTTCTTTGCTAGATTTAGAGAAGCAGGAATTAGAAACAAAATCATATATAGTAAAAACTATGATAACTTTAATGAGACAAATGGTGGTAGTGGATTTCAGAAAGATTTAGATGGCGCTAGAGTTGTTGTATCATATTCAAGTAATGCATTAGTAGAAAGTGTATGTGAGGGTATACCAACGGTTGCCTTATCAAATACATCACACGCTTGGCCAGTAAGTTACCACACGCTTGACATTATAGGTGAAAGTAATATACAATGTAAGTTTGATAGAAAACAATGGTTATACGATTGTGCTTACACACAATGGAAACAAGAAGAAATTAATAGTGGAATAGTACATAGGAGATTATTAGGATGATTATAACACACAAGATGAGTTGGGATAAATGTTTATCTCATAAGATTTGGCCAGCAATTGAAAAAGGTTGGCAAGACGCAGACCACGAGATACACTTCTTTTGGGGATTAGGTGGTAAGAATACAGAATTAATTAGAGAGTGTGTACACCTTGGTAAAGAATGGTGGTACGTAGATGTGGGTTATTTAAATGTTCCTTTTACAAGATATCCAGAACCAATCGTAGATTGGGATAGATTCTATATTAGAATTGCAAAGGGTAATTTACATACTATCAGAGGTCAAGTTGGCGATGGTAAAAGACTATCACAATTAGAACACGAAGGTATTGACTGCCAATTCAAAGGTTGGGATACAGGTCAGATGACACATTTTTTATTAGCACCATCATCACCTACGGTAACTTTTCATATTAATGGTTGTTCGGTAGAAAAGTGGCTTGAAATTGCAACAACACAAATTACCAATGCAGTAAGAGATACGGAATTTGAAAATCTACCAATTAAGATTAGACAGAAACCAAGACCTGGTAATCAATGGTGGAATACTGATATTAGAACTGAACTACAAGGTTGTCAAGCATTAATAACTAATATGTCTCTATCAGGTATTGACGCTATTTTAAATAGAACACCTGTATTTGCACACAAAAGAAACATTGTAAGTTTTATTGCAGGTCAGCATATTAGTAAAGTAGTTAAACCTTTGAGACCAGGACATAAGACAGTAAATGAATGGTTGAAAATGGTAGTTGATAATCAGTTTAAATTAAAAGAGATTGCTGATGGTACAGCTTATGAAATGTTAATGGCACAACCAAACAATAGTTTGGATCCAAGTAAATTACAGGAACAAATGAAATAATGTCACAAGTAGGTGAATTTGATATGTTTACGACACCCATAAAGGTGTCGAAATCTGATTTAGATAATGGTTTAATATCTAACTATGTTTTAGATTTTTGTAAAGATAATGAGGGTAGATTAAACTCACAAAATCCTAAAGGTCGTTTAGTATCTAATGAGGGTGGTTTTCAATCAAAAGATATTTCGTTTGAACACCATATGAGATTAAAACCTTTGTATGCATTTTTACAAGAAGAAGCTAATGAGTTTGCATCCAGTTTAGGTTTACCTAGAGTAAAATTAGATAATTTATGGTTTAACGTAAATGGGTATAAAGATTATAACCAAGACCATAGACATCCAGGTTGTATATTTTCAGGCGTATATTATCTACAAACACCAGAAAAATGTGGTGACATAGTATTTACCAGTCCAGCTTCTCACGATTTAGAGGCATATTGGGACGAACACATAAAAAATAAAAACAACCACCCTAGAACTAATATACATTGTACTTGTAAGGCAGAGGCTGGTCTTATGTATCTATTTCCTAGTTTCTTAACTCACGGTGTATTACCAAACTTAAATGAAACAGAGAAAAGAATATCTGTAGCATTTAATTTCAAAAAGATGTCGTAATGAATTTCGTATGCGTTTATTATGGAAACAAATACAAACCACAATACGTACAGAATTTGTACAATATGGTCAACCGACATCTTACGGTAGACCACAAATTTATTTGCTTTACGGACAACACTTCATTACATAGAGTAGTACAAGGTGATATAGAGTATAGAAAGTTTCCACTTGATGACGAACAAGGTTGGTGGAACAAACTACAACTATTTCATCCTGATAGTGGTCTAGTTGGTGAAAATTTATATATGGACCTGGATGTGGTCATCCTAAAAAATATTGACGAAATGGCAAAGTTTGGTAAAGTGGACACTTTTGGTGCAATCCACGATTTTACAGGCTTGGATGGCATAAACTCATCTATAATGAAATTCAATAATACTACAATGACACCAGCTGTATGGGACAGATACTATGAAGACAGACCAAGATGGCGTAAACATCAAGGTGACCAGAATGTGACATATGAGTTTATGAAAGAACATACAGAATTACAATATATGCCGAATCAATGGTCATTTTCATACAAATGGTTTAATAGAAAAGAACCTAGATTCAGTAAGACTGATTGGACATTTGAAAAGTGTAGCGAATCGTTGGTGGCCGTGTTTCACGGACAACCAAATCCACACGAATCAGACATTGAATGGGTAGTGGACAACTGGAAATAGAACAATACCAGAACATTGATTTCGGTAATCGTTACCAGGTCTCAAAAAAATAATTCAAAATAAATGAAAATAACGCTTGCTTTCTGTGCCAGGTCTGATAGGATATGTGTATATGATAAAGAAGAAAACATTAAAAGAAAGAATTAAAGAAGCCAAGAAAAAAAACTGCTTGACTTTACTTGATTTGTATGATACTATATTATTAACACTAACAAAAGGACAAACACACTATGAGTAAATATAAACAATACATTGAGACATCTGTTGAAAACCAAGTTGATAAGATTATTACTAATCTAAAAAACAACTTGATTACAAAATCTTCAGCAATTAAAGATATACTAGACATTGACAATCTGAATATGGTTGGTATTGATAGTGACAACGTTGATGAAATAATTGAATTAGAACTGGAGAACGTTTAATGATAACACCTGCTCAATATAACCAAACAAGACAAGACGAACTAGATTTAGTTGCTCATATCAAATCTATGAATGAAGCTTCTAAAAAAGAAATGTTAGAAACACCTAATTGTTTTATTGGTATGTTAGTAGAGGATCCTGCTCATTGGAGAGAGTATGGTGTTTATACTGTTAAACAGTTAGAGAGATACCTTGATGAACAGACATTATATGAAACTGTTTCAATAGCAACATCAAAATCTTATGCAAGAACGGTGATTGCAGAATCAAAATACTGGACAGACGAGAAGTTTCAAAAAGAAATGAAATCTTATGGTGTTTGGGCTGATGAAGAAATTGAAAGAGAGAATAATGCTAAAGATGAGGCTTATAAAAAGTTTGAAAATCAAGTAAAGAAGAATATGGAACTTGGTGCTGAAACTAGAAAACAAGCAATCAATTGGATTCTAACTGCCGAAGATTTAGAGAATGAGAAAGACGTAGGTTATATTTGTTATAATCTAGGTTTGAGTTATGACAAAGAATATTTATTTAAGGAGATACACTAATGATAATAAATGTAGGCGATTATGTTGAATGTAATCACGGAAGAAGTGGTACAATCATCAATATCGGTATCGCAACAGAAAAAACCGATATGGCAGCCGAGAGTGACAATTCACTTAACGCTAAAACTTATGACACAGATTTGAACTATGTTGGCGCTATAACTTATACAGGCGACACAGGTACACATTGGTGTTATTTTAATCAAATAGAAAAAGTTGAAGCTTCAGCAGTAAATACAGATGATTCTTGGATGAAAGAAGAATCAGATGTTGATGTTGCTTTACATTTAGAAGCAGAAAGGGTTTACGGAAAATAATGCCTGCTAATCCTTGGGAACAAAATATAATTGATAATGCAGTAGAATATTCTATTGTAGAGTGGAGGTCATTGAATAAATCCACTAAAACAATTGTTAAGACCTATGATGAGGCAAAGAAACTATTTGCAGAAACAGTTGTAAAACATACTGCTACATTGGCCTATGCAGCTGATGAAAATGGTAGTCACGCCAATTTGAACCACTTACCAGAATTTAGTAATAGGAGTAAATATGTCAAATCAAAGAAAAGGTAATTATCAAAGTAAACCAGATGGTATGACCAATGAAATGGGTACCTTAAAGTTTTTTAAAATAGCACAACAGGTGTTAGAAAAAGAAGGTAAACCAGATGAAGCATTTAACTTTGAACAAATGGTAGATTGGTTACAATCAGGAAAAAGCTTGCCAAAGACAGAGGAAGATGTTATAAAGGCACTAGGTATTTAACGAAAAGGAATATTATGAAATACAATGAAGATAAAATACTAAAAGAAATAGGTACATACATAGAATCTACGTATGGTGAACACTATGCTCAAGTCAAAGAAGGTGTACAAGTACAAGACTTATTGAGGTCTTGTGGTATTGACAAAGATTTCTGTCAAGCCAATGCAATCAAATATCTTGCAAGGTTTGGTAAGAAAGCCGGTCGTAATAGAGCAGACTTGTTAAAAGCTGTACACTATATTGTTTTATTAATGTCAAGTGAAGATGAATCAAATGCCAAAAGCAAAAGTAAGTAAAGAACAATCATTACAAATGGTTATGACCAAACACATCAAGTGGATGAGGTCATTAGGTTTAAATGTGAATGATAGTGGTAACATTATCAAATCAAGAGAGATAAGTAATAATAGGGGTTATTATCCTACAATAGATTTATCAGAATTACAAGACTTACCGAAAACATCAAATAAGATTTGTGGTAATGGTACAAAGGTAGATAACTCTTGGAAGATAGAAGCAAGTAAAAACTTTACAATCGTGCCGGCATATAATAAAGGACCATATATGGTGGTAAACAAATCAGACCTGAAGACAGCAGGAAGGAAAGTATGATGAATGAAATTTTAGCAATGGTTGATGACCTTAAAAAAATTAAAACAAAATTGGTAGATGGTGATATGCCAGGTGCAATCAAATTGATTGACGAATGTATCGCCTACAAAGAAAATGAAGTTAAGGTCTTTGAGACCTGGCTTGAAAATGAAAACAAATTAGAGGGTTCTAAAGGACAATCTGAAGTTGAGGAACAGTACGATTTACCGTTTCCAGAGGCTACAGGTATGTACGAAAGACATTGATTCGTCTATCCTGGCGCATCCTAGGCGCTTTAATTTGTAGAAAAAGCGAGTAATTACGTGATTATTATTAGGCTTGCCATTTTAAGAGTTTTCTGGTATAGTAAGTGAATATTAATAAACAACCTTGGGAGGTTATATAGTATGTCGTTCAAATATGATAAAGAGAACTTGTTTGCAGAGTTTAAAATTGCAAAAGAAAAAGATGTCAAGCTTAGTAAGAAAAAATCTATGCTTGATAAATTAAATGATTATTATACAAACAGAGTACAGTTTTGTAGAGACCATATTGAGTTAAAAAAACAACACCCCGAATATTATGATGGTATAGATGTGAAATTTGATAACCTTTTAGTCGGTTACCAATCAGTTAGTCCACTAGACTATTTTTATAACAAAGTTTTTGGTATGTCATATGCTGAAAAAATGAGAATATCTGATATTGAACTTCAAGAGAAAAAAGCAAACGAAGGCGTAAGTGTCAGATAATTTAAACAACGAACAGATAGAGGAAATAGTGGATAAAGTAATGAAAAAAGTTATGGATAGAGTTTTATCGTATGCAGTTGTAGGACTGTTTGCAATTTTTATTATATCTTTAGAACTTAACAAAGCGAAAGCTGATGAAACTACAATAACTCCACAAGAGTTTGTAGAAACAGTTGTTGCTGTACCTGGTAAAGCGAAAGACTTTGCTCAGAGTGAATGGCAGAAAACAAAAGAATACCAAGCAGAATCTTGGGCTGATATGAAAGCACAATTTATCAGTACAAAGGAAAAGATAACTAATCTTTTTATCAAAAACTAATGGCACAGAATATAAAATCTATTTGTAAAAAGATAGAGACAATAAAAAATATGGCGGAAAGTTTAAGAGACAATCCGCCATCTGATAAAATATTAGTTAAAAATGCAATTGATTTAATACAATCAGATTGTTTATTAGTTGCGAAAGCAGAAATTGATTATGAAAATGAAACTATTAAAAACGACCACCATTATGATTATAATGGGGTTGACATTGACGGCCTGTAGCACTTCTAGGTCAACTTTAGGTGCAGGATTAGGTGCAGCTACCACAACTTCGGTATGTGTAGAAATGGGCTTAACGGTAGACCCATATGCTACGGCCGCTTGTGCTGTAGTCGGTGCATTTGCAGGTGCTGAAATGTTATACAATTCAGACAAAGATGTTCACAATGCAGTATTTGTAGACCACTTAAATACAACGCCAAGTGGTTCATCTTATACAAATTGGTACAATTCTAAAACTGGCAATTCTGGTATTATTCACACAACAAAATCATATAGAGCAGGTCCTATTAAGTGTATAGAATATGACCACACAGTTGATATTACTAACAGTTGGCCTTTGATTGGTGTTGGTGGTGTTAATAGAGAAGTCAAATTTGGTACTGCTTGTCAAATGCCTGATGGCCAATGGGTTGAAAAACCAAAACAGATAAAGGCACAATGAGTACAGTAGATAGATTGAAACAAGAAAAGATAGATTTAGAAAACGAAAAAGAAATAACAAATAGTCAAGAGAAGTTAGATTTTCTTGATGACCAAATTTATGAGATTGAAGATTCTCTTAAAAAGTTAGGAGTTGTAAATGTTTGAACCAAAACATACGATAATTAAAAGATACTTAACGTGGACATTTATTATGATAGTGTTCTTATTAATATCTGGTATCGCAGTAGCGAATGATAATTTTTACACAAAGATTTTGCCTATTGAACCTGATGAGGTCAATGGTCAATACTGTTTTATTAAAGTAACCATCAAACAAAACGGTGATGAAATAATAAAAGAGGAAGTTATGGAATGTGCTGATGGTAAGAGAAAAGCAGATGGCCTAGGTTATTGGGACTTATTTGCTCAGTTTTATTATCACAACACAACTAGTATGCCTCAATATTGTCGGCACTATAGCCGACCAGGACACGCTTTCAAATCAAATGGAACAATGTGTCTTCAACCTAACGGAAAATGGGAGGTCCAATAATGATTAAGAATATAATCATACTTTCCCTTGTATTATTAGTAATATATGATGTATCAAGTGACCAGGCGCTAGGTTACGTTCAAACCACGCTTGACTTTATACAAGAATTGTTATATGATGTAAAGGAGAGTAAAAACTTATGATGAGAAAAATGAAAACAAACAAACTAAAGATATTAGGTGTACTTGCTTCGGCGTTGTTATTAAATGCTTGTGCTGGTGGTACCTATAAGATAAAGTCTGAAAACGGTAAGACAATGAATCAAGTGCCAAAATGGTATATGTCAGATTATTCTGAAAGAAAAGCCTGTGATACTGATTTAATTGGTAAAGAAAAAGACAGAGAATGTTTATTCGGTGTCGCAACTTCCGTATCACCAGACTTACAACTTGCTATTGAGAAAGCAAAGATGTATGCTAAATCAGAGATTGCTGATATTGTAGCAGGTGAAATGAACAAACAAAGTAAACAGTTTATTACTGAATTAGGTAAAACTAATACCAAGACAACTGTTTCAGAGGTCGAATCAACATTGGTGAATGTTATTAAAAATACACCTGTGAGAGGATATGAAATCTGGAAACAAGATGTAACCTTAACAAAACAAGGTTATTACAGAGCTTGGATTGGTATGAGATTACCACTTGGTGAATACAATAAGATGTATAACTACACTATTGCAGAAGCTGTTGACGCTTACAACATCAAATCAAAAGCTAATATTGCTTATGACAAGGTGTTAGAAAATAGTAAAAATGACAATAACAGTATACAGTAAAAATAATTGTACATTTTGTACAAAGGCAAAGGCCTTGTTAAAAGGCCTTGGTCTGGAATACGAAGAGAAGTCTCTTGAAAAAGACTTTGATTCGGATCCTGTTAAGATGATTGAAGACATTGGTAAACAAGTTAGAACAATGCCTCAAATCAAAATAGACGGTAAATTAATTGGTGGTTATAATCAGTTAGTAGAACACTTTGAAGATAAAAAACAAGTAAATTTCAAGGGAGAAATAATTGAGTAATGACAATATTGTATTCTTTCCAGAGGCAAAGATTAAAAGAAAAGTCGAAGAAGATAAGCAAAACACCGAGTTTGCTAAAGAACTAAAAAAGAAACAAACTAGAGACTATGTTGAGGCTCTAGTAGATGAAATAGGATTTGATTTGTTAAAAAGATTTGTTGACGCTGGTGTAAAAACTAAAGAAGTCAACTTTACAAAAGACCTTGCAATACTTATTGATACTGCTAGAGGTCTATTGTATAGAGATTTTGAAATGGCACATCCAGCTCAATTGTTGAGCGAGAAGATGGTAGACCTAAAGATTAACAAAGATGGTAATTTTAGAACTGCTAAGATTACTTACGATATGTTTTTAAGTAAACCTGGAAGACCAATTACAGGATTATCTAAAGACTTAAAAAAAGAGTTAGATTATTTGAGGCAAGGTGGTGATATGTTTGAATCAGACTTTGATTTAGATGATGATTAAAGAATTCGGGAGGACACACAACATATGTTCGCTGTGTACTCTGAATGGTGTAGTGACCTTAACACAATGATAGGAGAACAATTATGTTTGACTTAATAACAAATATCTTTAAAGGAGATACAAATATGGCTAGAACAAAGCTAACTAAAACTGAAAAGATTAGAAATCTTTTTTCAAAAGGTTCAGACGTTTCTTGGAAACAATTAAGAAACACTTATGACCTTAAATCACCAGCTGCAATGGTTGGTAAATTAAGAAACGAAGGAATGATGATTTATGAAAATAGGTCTTCAAAAGGCGTTTCATACAGAGTAGGAACACCATCAAAAGCTGTTATCGCAGCTGGTATTACTGCTGTATTCGGTAAGCAAGTAGCTTACTCAGCATAAATTTGAGGAAGGGCGGCTTTCGGGTCGCCCTTTCCAATTAATTAACAAAAAGGTTTTTATGTCAAGTGTTGATGATAGAGATAATGATAAAAGTTTTGAGAATGAACAATCTACGGTTACAATACCATTAAGAGAATACGATAAATTAAAAGAACAAACAAATTATATTACAGACCCTAGTCTTATATCAGTTATAGACAAATTAGAGGAACTTGTAAGAGCATTGAGAAAACACATTGTCAGAAAGTATTAAACTAGAGAAAATTGATAGAACGATTATGGCAATAGGTGTAAATAACAAAAATAGTAAGATGACTCGTAAGGTTGATACCTATGAGTATGAGACATTAGCTGAATGTATTAGAAGTGACCAAGTACCAGCGAGTGAATTAGCAGAAATCTTTACAGATAAGACCTACTACAATTGGTACAAAAAGAAGTACCTAAATAAGTATAAATAATAGAAGAAACCGAATTGGAGATAATTATGGCACAAGACGATAGAAACATTATGGAACATCAACAGAGACTAGGTATTATGCCTAAACAAAGTATGCAGAGTGGTCAAGGTACCAATGCAAATCAAGAACCGTTGATTTCAGAAATTTTAACAAAAGTAAATAACGCTAAAGACAAAACAAAGAAGATTGCTGTTTTAAGAGAACACAATACTCCGGCTTTAAGAATGATTCTTAAAGGTGCATTTGACCCTAATATCAAATGGCAACTACCAACTGGTACACCACCTTACATTGCTAACGAAGCACCATTAGGTACTGAACATACAATGTTGAATATAGAATCAAAAAAACTATGGCATTTTGTTGAAGGCGCTGACGCAGAAACTACAAAAACTCAAAAAGAAACTATGTTTATTCAAGTATTAGAAGGCTTGCATAAGAGTGACGCAGAGGTCTTATTAAATATGAAAGATAAGAAACTGAACAAGAAATATAAGGGTTTAACCGAATCAGTAGTCAAGGAAGCGTTTGGTTGGAACGACCAATTCTATAAACCAGAACAAAAATAGAACATTTTTCTATAAAATCTGTAAAAATAGAACATTTTTCTCTAAAATGTATAAAAATAGTGCTTTTTTTCTATAAAAAGTGCTTGCCTTTAGTGTGCTGGTGGTGTATAGTGTACCTATAAATAACTAATAGGAGTTTATATTATGAAAACATTGATAGTATTTTTAACGATATTATGGTTTGGTTTAACCGCCTTAAATAATTCAGTTAAAGCAGATGAGTATGACACAGCAGTAATAGGTCACGTTATACAAACTACGGTTCAAGGTGGCACAGTTGACACCTCTGTACTAGAGGCAGAAATACAAAAGTTGGCTTATAACTTTGCAACAGAAATGACCTTTGTTATACAAAAGAACTTACCAAATATCTTGGAAAGTTTAGCTGCAAATATGAGGCAAAATGCCGATAAGGCATATAAATGCAAATTACTTGAAGGAGGCTCCTATGAATGTAAAGACTAATTTATGCCAAGACTCACAAGTAAAAAACTTAAAGTTAAAAAATTTATCAAAAGAGGTTTAAATGCCTCTGGCGATAGACAATATAGAACTACATACAAAGCAATCAAACAGTATTTTAAGTATATCAACGAGGGAATGTTTGACGGTTTATTATCACCGTTTAACGAAGTTGAAATCAAAAATTTGGCTAGACAAAAATGTGTCGGTCAAGTTATTACGTGGGAGTGGAAGAGAAAAGGTACTAGAAGATACCATCTTGAAATGTTACCAAAGTATCCAAGCTTTCAATACTTCCTTGATACGTTGTGCCACGAAATGGTGCACCTATATCAAATGCAGAATTTGGGAGACACAGGAAATCATAATGCATTATTCTGGTCTTTTGAAAAACGAGCAAAGACCCTTGGTCTTGGCTTATAATATAACCAACAAGTGAGAGAGAAATATATAATGAGAAAAACTAAAGAACTAGACCATCACCTTAAGCACATCATCAATAACGTTGTCACAACACTAGAAAAGTTTGAAACTTCAAAAGAAAAGAAGATTACTTACTATACTGGTAATTGGTCAACAGATGTAGCCGCTAACTTCACAGAAAAACAATCTGAAAAAATCTTTAAGAAGATGAATAAGATTATGGAAAATAATCCTAATGTGATGTTTTTACAAAAACGTATGAAACCTATTTCAGTTGGTAGTTGGTCAGAATATGGCGAACAAGAGCCATATGATATTACTGGTTTTGAATACATAGCATTAAAGAGGTAGTATGGTAAAAAAAATAAAAAACGAACTTAATAAGAAATTGCCAGGAGTTTGGTTATGGACAAAAAGACTTTTTTGGTCATTGATAGTTGTAGTGGCCGTCTTTGCTACAGGAACTTTCTATCCAAATCCCATATCAACAAAATGGGCAAACGAAGATTTAAGAAAACAACACACGGCTTGGGCACAAAACCTAGGTTTGGTTTCAAAAGAAATGAAATACAAAACAGATAATGAGTTTGTAAAAGAACTTGGCTATTGTGTTGATTATCTTAACTTTACTACACCAGTTGACAAGAGAGTACCTATTCAAATGTTAGTAGGTCAAGCAGTATTAGAATCTGGTTGGGGTAAATCTAGGTTTGCTAAAGAGGCAAACAATCTATTTGGTATCAGAGTATTTAAATCAACAGCAAGACATTTACTACCAGAGGGTATGACTAAATGGCCTGGTTGGGGTGTAAGAGTGTTTGATACTAAATGTGATTCAGTAAAAGAGTATATAAGATTACTCAATGAGCATCCTGCTTACGAAGACTTTAGAGTTTTAAGAACCAAAATGTGGGCAAAAAACCAAAAGTTAGATTCAGTTGAACTCATCAAAACTTTAAAAGCATTTTCTACAACCGAAGACTATGCTAAAAGAGTTATCAATATGATGACAAAGATTGAAAAAGTACAATCAACAAAGTAAGATAAATAATACTATGTTCGCAATACTATTAACATTTTTTAGTGCTATATCTATTTCTATAATAGCTGCCGGTTATTCTATTATGGGTCTAGCAACTATATTTGCAGGTGCATATATTCCTATCATAGCAATGGGAAGTGCGTTAGAAGTAGGTAAACTTGTAGCCGCCAGTTGGTTATATAATAATTGGCATAACAGTTTAGTACCTAGAACTATAAAAGCATATCTAACGAGTGCTGTTATAGTTTTAATCTTCATTACTTCTATGGGTATTTTTGGTTTCTTATCAAAAGCACACCTTGATAGTGTTCAACCTATGGGCAACTTCTCAATACAAATTAGTTTGATTGATAAACAGATTAAACAAGAAGAGAATAACATTGGTAGAGCAGAGAATACTTTATTACAACTAGATAAATCAATTGAAGTATATCTTAAAAATGACTATGCAACAAGAGGTTTAAAAGAAAGACGTAAACAAGAAGAAGAAAGAAACTTACTCAAAGAAGAAATTAAGTCTAGTACAAAAAAGATTTCAGAATTGTATTTAGAGAAAAGTACAGTTGAATTAGACCAACAAAAGATAGAGGCAGAGGTTGGTCCGTTAAAGTATATTGCAGAATTAATATATGGTGAAAATGCAAAAGACCATTTTGATGAGGCAGTTAGATATGCCATTATGGTATTGATATTTGTATTTGACCCATTAGCAGTATTATTATTGATAGCGGCTAACATATCATTAAGGACTTGGAAAAATGCCAGAGCAGAAAAACAAAAAATTAAAGACGAAGAAGAGAAAAGTACCAAGCGCCAAAAAGATTGGCAAAAGGAAGCTACTAATGCAAAAGCTAGAGCGAAAGACTACCGAGATAAGCAAAAAGTTTATAAAGACTTTTTTAACAAATTAGGTAAGAGAGATTTAAAGAATAGAGATTACGAAGAATTTTTTAGACAAATGGGTACTAAAGAACTTCAGGAACTTGGTCTGGATCCTGACGCAATACGAATCAAATTAGACCAAATTATGGAGTGGAATGAAACGTCTATTAATCCTACTGATATTAAGTAGTACACTAGTTGGTTGTATGAAAACAACTTGTATATCACCTAATAAATGTGAGAAAACGGTAGACTGGAAAGACCCTAAATTTTCACTCTTTAGAACCATAATAACAAATGGCGTTAATTTAGGCAATTAAAGCTTGACAAATGATAGAAAAAGGTGTATAGTATGTATATGATGACAAATGATGATATAATTAGATTGGTTGGTGACCAAACCAAGATTGAAAAGTTGATTGATAATGCAGCTACGGCTTGTAAAAACTCAACAACAGAATGGTCTAAAAACTTTTGGTACAATACATTTAAAACTTTGTGCAATAAGTATAGTAGAACAGACTTATATAATAAACTCTTACACTAAAGGACTAATATGAATATTTTTTATGTAGATAAATCACCTGTGACAGCTGCTCAAATGATGTGTGATAAACACGTACCAAAGATGATTGTAGAATCAGCACAAATGTTATCTACTGCTCATAGAATGTTAGACGGCACCAAGTACACAGGCAAAACTAAAAAAGGTCGTAATATTAAAAGATGGTTACACCCTAACTCAAACCTAGAAAAAACTTTATACTTAGCGTGTCACACAGGACACCCTAGTACATTATGGGTTATGGAAAGTGCATACAATTATATGTGGTTGTATAGACATATGATGGCATTACATAAAGAATGGCAATTAAGATATGGTCATAGTAAAAACCATTTGACTATTGAACTTCTAGGCGATATACTAAAACATACACCTATGAATATACAACTAAATAAGATTGCAACAGAACCAACTCCTGCTATGCCTGACCATTGCAAGGTTGATGGTGACTCTGTAGCTAGTTATAGAAACTACTATATACTAGAAAAGAAAAAATTTGCAAAATGGGAGTTTACTAAAACACCAGAATGGTATATAGAGGGTAAAATAATAGATAATGAAGCTGAAGAACAATACATCTAAACCTAAAATCTACGAAAGAAATCCTATGACAGGAGTTATTCGTTGGAGATATGTTAACGAGTCACCAGATAAATTTGGATGGCCTAATTATGGAAGAATATTAAAGGAGAAAAAAAATGCGAAATGAAATGTTAGAAGCTCTTAAAGCACACGCTGAAGGACATATTAAGAAACATAAAGTAAATATTGAAGTGTTGTTGACCAAAGCAGTAGGTATTGGTGAACACGGTGATATATTAACTGAAATTGAAAAAGAATTAAAGATTGTTGCTGAATATAATGACCAATTAGAAATGCTTAATAAGTATTTTACTTTTAAAGACCCATTAAAGAGTCAAGGGTAATGCCAAGTTATACTTTTGAAGATACTAAAACCGGTAAAGTGTTTGATGAATTCTATTCTATATCTGATAAAGAAGAATACTTAAAGAAAAACAAACACATTAAACAACTTATCACACAGATAAATATAGTAAGTGGTACAGGTAGTATTAAGAACGACTCTGGTTGGAAAGAGAACTTGTCCAGAATTGCAGAGGCACACCCAACTAGTCCTTTTGCAGATAGATTTGGCAAGAAGTCAATCAAAGAAATTAAAACAAAACAGGTGATTGAAAAACACCGTAAACGTAAAGGAAAGTAATGACAAAAGATTTACCAGATTATATGCGTGGTTTTGATATTGATGATGATTGGGGTATGACACCAGTTTCTAATGCACCTGAAACTCAACCTGCTATTGATACAAAAGTAATTGAAAGCTCTAATATAGAGTTGGCAAAAGTAAAGACAGATGTTTCATCTATCAAATCAATGATGAATGAAATAATGCAGATAGTGGCAGAAAAAGATACTATCACTAAAGAAGTAAATGACGAACAAACTCTAACTAGATTCAAAGATATAGAAAAGTTAATATTGCCTTTTTTATACAATCTAATGAAGAGTGATGAACCTTATATACATTGGCCAAACAGAGCGCCAATCATTAAGGCTCAGATTGAAAAACTATTAAAAATTACAAGGGATTAAAATGAAACTATCAAACAATTTTTCTTTAAAAGAAATGACAGCTTCACAAACAGCTGTCCGTAAGGGTATTAGTAATAACCCTAGTGAAGACCATATGAATAACTTAAAAGAGTTATGTGAAAACGTATTACAAAAAGTAAGAGACCATTATGGTAAAGTGGTTACCATTTCAAGTGGGTATCGTAGTCCTGAATTATGCGAAGCAATCGGCTCAAGCAAAAATTCACAGCACGCTAAGGGCCAGGCGGCCGATTTTGAGGTGTTTGGATTGAGCAACGCTGAACTAGTAAAGTGGATTTCAGAGAATTGTGAATATGACCAGATGATTTTGGAATTCCACAATTTAGATGAACCAAATTCTGGATGGGTACATTGTTCGTATCGTAATGATGGTGAAAACCGTAAAGAAATCTTACGTGCTTATAAGAGTGACACAAATAAGACTTGTTATGAGTCATACGTACCTAATTGAAAAGAGAAACGAGAAGAGTTAAGGAACTCTCCCGACTTAATTAATGAACATATGATGGATTATAGAGCAAATTAAGCTTGCCATTGTGATATAAACTGTATATAATGTATATATGATGAAAAAGATAAAGACAGAAAAAACACTAGAAATAGCTAAATACGTACTTGGACTTGTTTGTCTAGGTGTTGGTTTAGCAATATTAGCTTTAATATTAAACTACCTACAAGGAACGATATAATGAAAAATTTTGTACAATTAGACGAGAGTAAATTTCCACAAACAAAGGGAATGAATCAAGGTGGTTTTAGATTTTACCAAGTTGACGGTAAAAACTATCCATCTGTAACCACAATTTTAGGTGTTCAAAAGAAACCAGGTTTAGAACAATGGCGTAAAAATGTTGGTGAAGCAGCTGCAAAATGGGAAATGGCCAGAGCGGCACGCAGAGGTAAAGCTGTACACACACTTGTAGAACAATATCTAAAAGGTGAGACACCGGCAATTCGTGATGTATTACCACTTGGTATGTTTAAGTTGATGAAACCATATCTTGACCAGATTGATAATATTCATTGTCTTGAAAAGATTATGTATTCACACAAACTGACCCTTGCTGGTCAAGTTGATTGTATTGCAGAATATAATGGTAAGTTATCTGTTATTGACTTCAAAACAGCTAATAAAGAACGTATTGATTCTTGGAATCATAGTTATTATTTGCAATGTACTGCCTATGCTATTATGTATGAAGAGCTATTCGGTACTCCCATAGAACAAATCGTTATTCTTCAATCAGGAGAAGATGGTTCTATGAAACCATTTGTAAAAGATAAAGCGACATATACGTCAGACCTAGAGAAAGCAATTAAGGACTTTTATAAATATTATGAAGAACTTAATAAAGAAACCAAAACTACTGCCGATTTATAGTAAGACCTCTTTATAAGTCCTAGGGAGGCTTCAATGCAAAAATTAATACTAGTTTTGTTATTTACCATAATAACATTTACAGCAAAGGCACAAATGGCACCAATGAGTTTACCTGCTCAATGTGGACCAAGTGAAGTTGTAAATGAATATGTAATAAAATTTGGTTTTATGGTTGAATCTATGTCTATGGCAAAAGAAGGTGCTCAAAAAGAAGCACCTGTAGCGTATTATGTTTATACGTTTGTAAACGGAGATAGAACTGAACATTTGATTGTACTTACTAGTCCATCAGGACAAGAAAGTTGTATAGTATCACACTCCTTTGATTTGGTTTTAACACCAAAAGAGGGTGCATAAGAATTAGTCGTTGACGACAAATATGGTAGACAGACTGGACTCCGGGGCAGTTCCGGACAGCTCCACCATAAACACATTTATAGAGTGTGCTTATGATGGGGCTGATATAGGATTCGACAGATGTTGAGAAATTTGTAAGAGATTAATAGGTGGCAACCTTAAATGCTAATTAAACGCAAACGATAATAACTTTGCATTAGCAGCTTAATCACTGCTTTGAGTTTTGTGGATTGTACTTCGAAACAGAAACAATCCACGCTTTACATTTAATAGAATAAGTGATATATTATATAATATGAACTCAAAAGAATTTACTCAAATAATTAATAACATAGTCAAAGAGAAAAGACCTATTTCTTATCTGGATGCCGTAGTATGGTATTGTGAAGAAAATAAGATTGAAATAGAAACTACTTCAAGACTAATATCAAAATCTCTCAAAGAACGAATCAAAGCAGAGGCTTTAAATGCCAATATGCTGAAGATTAAGAAAGGTGGTACTCTACCTGTATGAATGGCTTAGAAATGTTATATCATATGTTATTTGTAGAACCAGAAAAAGCTTTATGGGGATTGATTACGATAGGTGTAATATTTGCTTTATTAAGCATTGTATTAGATTATGGTTATGATGAGACCAGGGATAAAAGTTAATGTATGGCGGATTTGATGTGTATAAAATATACTTGGGTGTCAAACTCCACTTTACAACAGATAGTTATGATTATATAAAATATGGAGGTAAAAGCAATGCTAAACTGGATACGTTCACTAAAAGAAAAGACAGATATCTTTTTCATAAGTTATCTAAGCGATATAATGAACGAGATATTTTGGATTATTGCGTTAGCAATTTTATTCATAATGGTGATAGTTGGATAGGTGATTTAATCTCAAATGAAAGTGTTGAAAATTTTACCAAATACAGAAAATATAATGAATCTTTTAAGTATCATTTTCGGGACGATTGTGTTCGGATTAATGATGATTTTATCTCTAAGCGTATTCGGTTTGATGATGGTTTTGGCGTACCTAATGGACAACATCCTAGAATGCTACGATTACTTATACAAAGGAAAATTAACTTCCAGACCGCCATATATCTCAACAAACATTTGTCGTTTTTTAAAAATTGGGATAAAGAAATTAATGAAAAGGTTGTATGGCCTAAAATCTCTAGTACAATGAAGAGATTAACACCGTTCTTGAATTTTAATATGACAGAGGCGAAAATAATAATGAAAGATGTTTTTTTAAATGAGTGAGATTAAACCGATTACAGAGAAACTAGACGAAAAGATTAAGAAGTTGAATAGTAGTAGAGTATTCAAAAAGATAACACCAAAAGGTGATTTATCGTGGTACATCAAATGGGCTGCAAGTGCATTTTTAATTATTGGTATGATGTTGGCGTCTGTTAATTTATTTCCATATAATATTATGGTTGCAAGTGTCGGTGTATTTGGTTGGTTGATTGTAGGAATGTTATGGCACGACAGAGCATTGATTGTTCTTAATTCAGTATCATTAGTAATATATCTAATGGGTATTATAGGTCATTACGTACAATGAGAGTATTCTGTATAGGCAATGGTGAATCAAGAGTTGGTTTTGATTTAGAAAGATTAAGAGTATTAGGAACTATTGTTGGTTGTAATGCTCTTCACAGAGATTTTACACCAGATGTAATATGTGCTGTTGACCACGGCGTAATGCACGAAATTTACCATAGTGGTATTTGTAATCATATTCAAGGTTATTTTAGAGATTGGACCAAGATACCTGAAAAGATGTATAAAATGGTCGTTGAAGGTAATGTATCAAGTAAAGATATTGATTTAATCAGAAAAGAAGGCGTACTAACAGAAAACAATAAAGGTCTATCTAAAGAGTTTGTATTTCACGGTTCAAAACTAGAGGGTGTGGCACACATTATTAAGAAGAATAAAGAAGTCATTGAAAAGAATATTAGCACAGGTCAAATTAAAGTATCTTGGATACATCCAACTAAAGATAGAACCACAAGTTTAACAGATATAATGAATGGTAAAGATAAAGGGTGGGCAACAGGTCCATCTAGTGGTTATGTTGCTTGTCATTTAGGTGCAACAGAGGTATTTTTAGTAGGCCACGACCTACAATCAACTAAACCAACAGTTAATAATATCTACAAAGGCACAAAACATTATGTCGCCAAAGAGAATGGTCCTACTCCACACGTAAATTGGGTAAATCAATGGTTGACACTATTCAAAGAGAATCCAGATGTCACATTTTACAAAGTAAATAGAGATTTGAACTTAAAAGATAATATTAATAAACACGTAGATGAATGGGCAGGTACACCAAATTTATTCTATGTTGACTATTCCAGCATTGACAATTTAGAGAAAGTTTGATATATTGTTATATATGATGATAAGAATACTTACAAATATGATTGAACTAATGAATAGATACAGAGATTATCTTATTGAAAAGTCAATACCAAAAAAAGTATCAGCAAAACAATGGGCTGATGGTTATGAAAAATATATAAAAGAAAAGAAAATAAAGGAATAAGATGTACGAAGGATTTAAAATACCAAAAGTCACGTTTAGAGTAAGAGAGGGTGATGAGGTTGAAACAGATGGTGGTTGTGCTATTGGTGGTCAATGGACAAATTTAACAACAGATAATATCTTTAAAAAGAAGAGAGTTGTTTTGTTCAGTTTACCTGGTGCATTTACACCTACTTGTTCGTCTGAGCAACTACCAAGCTTTGAAGAACATTATGACAGAATCACGAAGTTTGCCATTGACGAAGTTTATTGTATTTCAGTAAATGATTCGTTTGTGATGAACGCTTGGTCACAACATATGGGAATTGAAAAAGTCAAAATGATACCAGATGGTTCAGGAAACTTTACTAGATTTATGGGTATGTTGATTGGTAAAAACCATTTAGGTTTTGGCAATAGAAGTTGGAGATATATGGCTGTTATTAATAATGGTGTTGTCGAGAAGTTTTGGCAAGAACCAGGAATTAATAACGAGGGTAAAGATGATGACCCCTATGTAGAGTCAACACCAGAGAATGTAATGGAATATTTGCGAAAGAGTGAGTAAAACTATTATAAATACTAATGAGGCCGATAAAACAGGTCACACAAATACAACGAACATATTAAATACAAAGGAGATATAATATGGATTTTGAAAGCTTAAAATCAAGTGCTAGCAACTTTGATAAAATTACAAAGGCGCTAGAACAATCAAGCGAAAAACCAGAGACCTCTGGTAATTCTAAAAACAAATACCAAGATGACAGAATTTGGAAACCTGAACTAGATAAAACTGGTAATGGTTATGCTGTTCTACGTTTCTTACCTGCTACAAGTGGTGAAGAAATGCCTTGGCAAAGAGTATGGTCACACGCATTCCAAGATAAAGGCGGTTGGTTTATTGAAAACTCTTTAACTACATTGAATCAAAAGGATCCAGTTAGTGAAGAGAACACTAGACTATGGAATACTGGTGTAGATAGTGACAAAGAAATTGCTCGTAAGAGAAAAAGAAAATTGTCATACTATGCTAACGTTCTTATCGTTAGTGACCCGAAACATCCAGAGAACGAAGGCCAAGTTAAGTTGTTCAAGTTTGGTAAGAAAATCTTTGATAAGATTACCGAAGCAATGCAACCGGCGTTTGAAGATGAAACACCAATCAACCCATTTGACTTTTGGAAAGGTGCAAACTTTAAACTGAAAATCAGAAAAGTTGATGGCTATTGGAATTACGATAAGTCTGAATTTGAAGGTGTTAGCCAAATCAAAGAGAATGATGAAGACATCAAATCTATTTGGTCTAAGCAATACCCTCTAAACCCTTTTGTTGACCCTAGTAATTTTAAGACCTATGATGAACTCAAAGAGAAACTGAATAGGGTAATTATGGGACAACGAAACACAGAGACAGTAGAAAATGTTGACCTCCCACCACATACTACAACCTCTGTGCCTAGTGGAAGTGATGTTAAATCTACGCCAGCTAGTGATGAGGACGATACAATGTCCTACTTTAGTAAATTGGCAGACGAAGATTAAACAAATCTCTCTCAAATCACAACTACAACCTCTAGCGAGAAATCGCTAGGGGTTTTCTTATAAATAGTGGTATGGTAAATATATTTAATCCACTTGTTGACTTACAAGGAAATCAGTTTAAATCTGCTTCTTGGTACCGTAATGCAGCTTCATTAATATCAGACAGAGCAACGTCTAGTAAATTAATGAAAGATGGCAAATTACTAGGTAGACCAAGTGCCGGCAGAATGGCCTTGTTTGCATATGACCCAAAAACAAAAGCAAAACTACCATTCTATGACGTATTTCCGTTAGTATTACCTATTGACACATTTAGAGGTGGTTTTATAGGTTTAAACTTTCACTATTTGCCATATGGTATTAGATATAAATTATTAGACCAACTACAACAGTTTGCCACCAATACTAAATATGACCAGTCAACTAGACTACAAGTCACGTATGACGCAGTAAAAAATATTGGTATGATTAAACCAGCAATTAAAAAATACCTTTGGCGTTATGTACGAAGTAATTTTTTAAGAGTTGATGTAGATGAAATGGCTATTGCAATTTATTTACCAGTAGCACAATTTAAAAAGGCAAGTCTTGGTCAAGTATTTGCTGATAGTAGGAGAAAAATCTAATGGCAATTTTACGTGGGGGCAGACG